CTGGCCCCGCGCCGCGTGTGAGCATAAAGTTCTTGTATTCCTGACTACCCTCTTCCAGACCCGCTGCAAGCGCCTGCATTTTTAGCGCTTGGAATGCTGCTGGTGCTTTTTCCTCGCCGCCCATAGCCATTTCCAAGATTTCAGCATTTGAAAGATTAGGATAAGCGTTGCGATATAGATTAACTAATTTTTCCTCAGAGGATAGCTGTTGGCTTGTTGCTGCCTGACGTAGCTTTATTAACTCTTTCTGCTGCTCAAATGACCTTGCGGATGCTGCCGCCGCACGACCTGCAGCACGCTCTTCCGCAGCAAGTTGATACATTTGCATAACCGCAGTTTTACCTGTGATCGCGCCAGACTTAACCTGCTTAGCAAGCTCAGTTTGACCTGCGCTTTCCAGCATGTTGACTGTGCGGTTTTTGCGGATGTTAGATGCGCGGCGCTCCTGCGCTGCCTGTAGCTGAGCAGGTAGATTTTCGTCAGGCTTCATGCGCATACTGTTCAACCAGCTTGCAAATGCTGCTGCCTGATCGCTACGCTTGGCGCGGCGCTCCTGCATCGCAAGGTCATCCTCTGTCATACCAATTCGTTGCATATCTTGCTCAGCCATAATTCTCTCCTAGCCCCGCATACCCATCGCCATGAACGGCAATGTTAGATAGTCAAACAAACCGCGCTGCTGTGATGTGGTTGTTGTTGACTGATTAGGCACAACACCAAGCGCTGCCAGTGGTGCGGCAAGTGATGCTTGTGGCGCACCTGTGTAGCCTGCGTATTGCTGACGCGCTGCATCAATCAATGTCTGCTGCAATGCCTGCTGCATCAAGCCCTGACGCTCTTGCGCTGCAGTAATGTCTTGGCCTGTTTGGAATGCTTGGCGACCACGGCTACCCAACTGCGCAGCAGCAGATTGACGTGCCGCGCGATCCTGCATTGCCGCATTCAGCGCTTGAGTGTAACCCGCTTGACGCTGTTGCGCTGCAATATCGCCTGCCATGCGACCGTATTCGCCAGCCATAACGCCCTCTGCAACACCTTGGCGTGACCCGCCAAACGCGCGTGCTGCTGTGGCCTGTGCGCCTAGCTGATTTGCTGCCATCTGACGTTGGCGCTCTATATCAGCTTGCGTGCGCTCAACGACTGCCTGCGTGTAAGGGTTCATGTAAGCGCCAACTTGAAGCGGTGCCTGCATTGCGCGTTGCGTGCCGCCAAGTGCGCCCTGTAGCGCGCCTGCTGCTGCTTGGTTTACGTTAAAGCCTGCCTGCGGAGCCATTGCTGCAGGTTGGTATGTGGCTCCTGTTTGCGCCGTAGGTTGCGCCGCCATCGTTGGTGCTGGTGCTGGTGCGCCCATCTTACGCTTCCTTTTTAATTAGTCCGACTGCAAAGAATTGTGCAGTACGGAGCGTGAAATTGATAGCGCCTTTTAGTGTGCGCTTTTTACCATTTGCAAAGGCAATGTAATCGCGGAACTCTGCGTAGTGTTCGTGCGCCTTGCCTTGCTCAATCTTCTTGCGGCCTAAGTGACGATAACCCCTGCGGATAGCCTCACCCCACCACTTGTCGTGTAGATTATGCATACACCAAACGACAGCCTCACGCTTCATGCTTGGCGTAAACCCGCCAGCAGATACAGCGTGCGTTGCGATTACGCAGCCACCGTCATCCGAACCGCCGCCACCGCCGCCATCGTCTGAACCGCCACCGTCTGCTTTATCTACGCTGTAATCCCTGACTGTATAGCCCCCTTTATCAACAACTCTGTATGTGTCGCCGTCCTCATCCACGCCAATGTCACCAGCTGAGATGCCAGTAATCGCTTCTTTTGCTTCACCACCGCCACTGCTGACTGAAGGTGGCAAGTAGGATGAAACATCATCTGCTGCAAGGACTTCATCAGCAAAACTTGTGTCGCCATAAGTTATGTTTGTAGCGCCGCCCCCAGTAGGATCATAGGTGCTATCTGGTGCGTCAATGAGGCCAACAGCCTGACCTACTGCAGTAGGCATCCCAGCAACTGTTTCCACTATATTGCCAAATGCATCCTGAACCCCGCCTATAAACCCAGTTGTAGGATCATCTTGGTAGTAGCCGCCACCAATATTTTTGATACCTGCCGCAGACATAGACGCACCCGCAAGTGCATACTGCGTTGCTGCATCATTGGATGCCGCATCAAAATCAGCGCTGGTCAGTTGGCCTGCTGGTTTGGTGACGCTTCCACCATCGTCTGTTGTATACGTGATTAGCTTGTCTTTATTCGCCTCAGCCACACCCGCATTGTATGCTGGGTTGTCTTCTGGCTTTGCTGTACCCGCAGTAATCTGCTTGCCGTAATCAATAAATGCTTGGTCTATTGTTTCGTGGGCTATGTCTCTGTGACCACCGTAAGTTGTGTAATCTGAGCCGCCAGTTGTGCCAACGCCACCCGTATCCACAAATGACGTACCCCCACCACTATCACCTGTATCAACAGGCACAACAGGTGTTTGCGGGAATGCAGTTGTGTAGTCAATCGGCGCGGCAACATTAGAGCCGACCTGACCACTAACTGGATCAATAAATAAACTCTCTATCAAGCCGACTTGCGCTGGGCGTCTGGAGCGCAACTCACCAAGAGCCTCTTCGTACATTGGCGCAGATGAGTAACCACGCACACCGCCAGCAAACTCTTGCGGTGCGGGCATGCCAGCAGTAACGCCACCCGCAGGCGTTGCGAGGCCGAATGCGCCAGCTTGCCCCGCTACGTTTTGAAACGCTGCCTCTTGCAGAGGTGTAAACGCTGCAACGTCTGCACCATAATAAGGCACATAGCCAATCTGACTAATTACGTCAGCGCGCGTAAGGTTGCGCTTTGCCGCTTCTTCAATGTACTCAGGTACTTCAACGGTTGTTGTTGATGAGCCGCCCTTGCCGCCTGCCATTATTCAAACTCCTTAACATATGACGCATGCAACGGCTTCCAGCCATGCTTCGTCAAAGGTTTTTTCCATCCATAGCGGCCCGTTATCGTCAACGCTACACATCCTTGTGCTTTTGACCATGCTATCACATCTTCATGCATATCCAAAAGCTGATCTAATTCGCCGCCGCCTAGAAAGACATTTAGCACCTTTTTTCTAGGATATACCACAATTTCAGTCACTATGCACCCCTTCGGCGCAGGCCACAACTGCATCTTACCCAAAGCAAGTCCAGCTTCCACGTCATCAAAGTTGTGCGTGCCGCCTGAATACTCCAAAGCCGCCTCTATCCAAGGGCGGCATCTTTCTAGTTCATTTATAGGGCTATGCGCATTCATCCGTGTAACCTCGTAATTGCAATCGTTGACGCAGGCGCGGCAGGCGCAAATGCTGTCGCAGTCGTGGCATCTAAAAATCCGCTTGTGCTATCTACTGCCCACATAGCCTCTAAATAATCATTGGCACTTACGTCAAAAATCGCAGAGCGTGACACAACTAACACCGAACCGTTTTGGTGCAGCGCGTTTTTCATCGTTGATCCCGTGACATCTACCCCGTTGATACGAGGCCAAAACCAGAAGTTCACTGTGCTGCTGGACGTTGATGCAATTTGCGCAGAAAAGCTAATCATATATTGACCAGCTTCCTCAAAGACAAGGCGACTTGCAGGCGTTCCATTTGTTACACCCTCTGCAATGCTAGAGGTGTACGTTAAAGCGTACGCTGTGTTTATGACTGCCGCTGTCTGATCTGTTGTGATAGTGCCAGCGTATTGACCATCCTCTAAGACGATCTGCACAAACGCGCCATCCTTGGATACAACAGGATACTTGTTTTCACGATCCCACAGAATAACGCCATCTTCAGATGCAGCAGAACTTGCGTCTTTCGCGTCAAGTTGGTTCAAAGCCCGCGCAAGATAACGGCGCAGGTTTTCAGCCCACGCCTTAGTGTTTTCCGTAAATGGCGGGAGTATTCTCATCGCTTCCCGCCTGCCCTTGCGTCAATCCGCATTACGCCCACGCGCCAATCTGCGTTGGTATTACCCTCAACACGCATTCGCACTTGACGACCTGTAAAGCGCACATCTGTCGGGTTGCTCATTGTGAACGGCCCGTGCTCTGTTTCTGCTGCGTTAGGGTAGAACCGTGTTTTAAACTTGGCGCTTACATCGCCCTGCGTTTTTTCATCTGGGATTAAACTGGTGACGCGCATGACATTATCACCCGCGCCAATAGAGATAGGCCCAGTTTCTGCGTAAGGCGTTGCCGATCCGTATGTGTAGCCAATCTCGTGCTCGTAAAGCTCACCGTCAGACTGTATCCACATAGGTTCGCGGAATACGCCGCGATCAACGCCAGATGTGCGATCTAGCTCACCCGTCATCCAGATGTTTTCTACATAATCATACGCAACGTAGCGGTCACACTCAGTTGCGCCACCGCTTGGGTAGAACCACCAAATCTCGTTCCACTGTGCGTTAGGCACTGCCGCGATTTTGCTGCGCTGGTCTGTGTTCATATCGCTGAACACGTAATCACCAACATCGCACGGTATCTCCTGAACTTGACCGCCAGAGTATAAGAAGAAACTGCGGCGACCCATCCAGATTGCCCCAGCGTCAACTGATGCAGCAGCAAGAGGTGCGATTAGACCGCATGACGTACCAACACGCTCAAAGCCATACACAAAGGGTGGGCCTGAGTACGTTGCAGTGTGCGCGTCTTGATCTGTTAAGATAAGCGCCTGACCGCGCGTTCTTAACCCAGCTAGGATTGTGCCATTGGTTTGCAGTTCAATATCGCCAGCCTCGTTGGTGGCTGCGGGCGTCCAAGTTGTATTGTCCTCACGGTCACACCACTGCACCTTGCGAGGGTTGCCGCCTGCGCCAAGCGCAAACACAAAGCGCTCCTCAGTCACCATCATGGATGTATTGTCTGTTGGCGCGTTTGCAAGCGCTGCTGCTGGTGTTGCGCCATTTAACTGCCACTCAACAATCTTGCCATCGTCGGATGAGCAGGCCAGCAAGTATTCGCCCCAGTTATCTAGTGACCACGTTGTTGCGCGTTGCAGAACGCCACTGTCAGAGCGTGGCGTTCCATATGTTTCGTACCCATATAGCCCGCCGCCATACCCAGTTAGGGCAGTGGCTGTTACGCGACCCGTTGTGAATGACGTTGGCGTAATGTCGTAAGTTGTGTTGCCCGCAGTCATGGCGGTTAGGCTGTCGTGCGCACCAAATGCAACGTATCGGTTGCCTGAGTTATCTTCCCAAGCAAGCATGCCGCGCACGGTTTTATTTAGATCGACTGTGCCGCGCTGCTGCCAACCGCCAATCGGACGTAGTGCGTCCTCATGCCAACGGATAAGATTGGCGTCACGCCATCGGCCTTGCGCCATATATTCAGTACCGTTGCGATACTGACCTTTTGGGATTTGGAGTGGGATGAGTGGCATTTACCATGTCTCCCCCATTAAGGTTTCGTAGGCCAGTCGTCGTCGTTTAGATTGGGCCAATTCGCGTGTGTTGTTATATCACGCAAAGCCTGACGATAAGTTGTCATTTCCGCTGTTAAAGTTACATCTGTGAGAGCGTAGAAGTCTGTCTCTGCCAGTTTGTCATCGCGTGTCTTGCGATTACGCTCCGCTGTAGCCGCATCTAGCGTGGCCTGATAAGCCGCCTCATGCTCTGCCTTGGTTGTCGTAACGCCATCCTCTGTGGTGTCTTGGAACATGTCACGGGCAACGTAACGTTCAACCCAATCCCCGTTTGCGTTCTGTTCAACACCATCACGCACTGACACCTGATAGTCGCCTACGGTAGCCGCAGGTGACTTTAGCACAGGGTCTAGGTCTAGTGCGTCTAGGGTTGCTGCTTTCCAGACCCGTGGCAGGGACATGTTGGCGAACTCATTGCGCCACTGCCCTTGGGTCTTTACGACACCTGTTGTTCTGTTTCTGTATTCTGACATGATTGAAAGTCTCCTGTGTCAGTTGATTATGCGATTGCGTAGAAGATGTAGGTGCCACTTGCGGCAACGGAACCTACAGTAAATCCTGAAGAAAGAGCGTCAATAATATCATAAGAGGAGTTTTCTGCGTCAGTAGTGTTTAAGTTTAAGTAAGGATCATTCCCAGAAACAATACCTCTTTCAGTATCCATCACTATCCAATTACCAGTAAAGGAACTAGGCTTCCACAACACAAACCTTGCACCACTACTAAATCCGCAATCTACGTTTGTTGCAGTCCCATTTGTGTGCGTAAAACTCCCCACCTTAGACACACCATCTAGGCTTGCGAATAGGTAGGCTATGTAGTCGCCGCCAGATGCATTCATAGACGAGGCTGACCCTACGGAAAATACTTCTGAGGTGGGTGCAGTATCATTCCATATAACAGTAGCCGCAGTTGATGCTTGAGTGGTGTCTAGGATAAGATAATTAGTCGCACCTAAATCCTTATGATAAACTCTCCAACTTGCGCTACTATCTCTACGCTTCACCCACATCATCTCAGGTGCAACACCAAGGTTATGGCTTACAGTACGCCCTGCTGTTCCGTTCCCCGTGTAAGCAACGGCATCAAAGTAGTTGGGGGCGCGTTTCCAAGAACAACTAACAACATCTGTCGCTGATGCCCACCAGTTGGTTTCTAGCTCTAGTAAATTATTCCCTTCATCCCAAAAGGAGGCCGTCGCTGTAGTTTCTGCCGAAGTGCTATTTGCCAAAAGATATTTATTACCTCTTAGCCTATCAATAAGATACCTTTGTTGGACAGTATTATAGCGTGTGTTAAAATTCATGTCGGCATTAAAGCCAGTATCGTAAATGTTACTATTCCCGTTATTTGAGTAAGTATTTACATCAAACACCTCAGTCGCATCAGTCGGCACAGCCATAGGGCCACGTCTAATGGCTATGTAGATGTAGGTGTCACCAGAACTATTGACTTGCGGATCACTGTTTTCTGGCTGAAATCCATTGGGTAGCGGTTTAATTCTAGTTGCAGTCGCCTCAGCATTAGTTGCGTTTGGATAAAGCCTTGCGTCCCCATCAGTCACACCACTTGTGAAACCCCTCATGCTGTCCAAGATCACCCAGTTTTCATTAGAATTTGCGTTTTTAAACAAAACCCACTGAGGCTCAAACCCTAAGTCTATCTCAGGGCCAGTAGAAGAACCATTACCAGTATAACTCCCACACTTGATAATATCAGCATCACCATCAGGGCCGAACTCACCGTCACCATCGTTGTGGGCGAATAGGTAGGCTACGTAGGTGCCGCCAGAAGCGTTGACTTGTGTGTTGTTGTCCACTGTAAAAGATGTTGAGGTTGGATTTGTGTCTGCCCATATACCTGTATAACTATTCCATGAGTCAGTTGCATTAAGTGAACCATAACCTGTAACCGACCTGTGCCATACAAACCAACCACCCGCACTGTCAGTTCTTTTAATGATCATCATGCCAACATCATGCCCAAGGTCATGACTTATAGTTTTAGGATTTGTTCCGTCACCTGTGTATTGAACACATGTAAAAAACTTAGGGGCTTTGCGGAATGTCCAAGAAACATAATCATAACCACTTACTGAGTTTACTTGAAAGTAACTACCTAGTGAGAAGCCATTTGAGTTAAAACTTGAAACCGAATTTGTTGTGCTGGTTTCTCCACCTGTTTCATTAGATGCCATAAAATGTGTGGTTTTATGGTGTAAGCTGTGGGATGAGCCATCATTCCTAGCCTTAATCCAAACCAAACCACCTTCGCCAGCTTCGGCTGCGTCAAAGGGGCCGAAGTTAAAGGCTTTTGCGTCACCGTTCACTGTAATAGTAAATGAATTGCTGCTATTATCTACAAATGGAGTAGAACCTTGGCAGGTGAGTAAACTTGTACCTGATACCGCAGTAAGCGCACTTGTTGGAGCAGTAAAAGCAGATGTGTAAACGGCTGTTCCTTTAACAGTGCGAGCATTAGATATGTGACCGTTAAAATCCGCAGCGTTAAATGCGTGGTGAGCAATAAAACCGCCGCCTGAAACATAGTTTGTGCTATCAACCCAACTACCTACAGAAGTGCCATTTACATAAAGCGTTCCTGTGCCAGACGATCTTGCATACGCCACATGATACCATGTATTTGTGTTTATTGCTGTCGTGGCAGATGGGCCAACCCTATACGCAGTGTTAACGTAAACAAACAGCTGACCCGATGAGTTTACCCCAAGCATAAAATAGCTACCATTTGTACTTGCGGGTCTTTGGTCAATGATACCTGCATCAGCACTAGGGTTTGCCTTCATGTAAACCCAACACTCAACTGTAAAATCGCCAGTACCGTAAGCAAACTCTGAGCTAGTCGGGATGGATAAATAGTCTCCACTCCCATCAAACTCTACAGACCCACCGTCATTAGACTGCCCAAGGTTAATCCCATTCTCAATAACCTGAGAACTTCCGTTCCCTTCATAGAGATAGGTGGAGAACACATCTTCTACGTTAAGCGCACCACCAGCCGCTGCCGTACCCGCCGCTGCCTGAAGTAACTTTTTCTTAGTTGCCATTGTTTACCCCAATGCTTGTCCAGCAGTAAATCCGTACCATGTAGTCCCGCCATCGCGCGTTGTGAT